TTACTGTCCTTTCACTCTATTTTCGTTGATGTCGTGATATTCCTCGCAGGCTTGCAAGGTATTTTGTATCAGTGTTGCAACGGTCATCGGCCCGACGCCACCGGGAACCGGTGTAATCCAACCCGCACGCTCAACAGCGACATCAAATTCTACATCGCCGACTACTTTACCACTTTCAAGGCGGTTAATGCCGACATCAATCACGATTGCGCCGGGTTTAATCCACTCACCGGGAATAAAACCAGGTTTACCGACGGCGACCACCAATAAATCCGCATTTTCGACATGCTGGCGCAGATTTTTAGTGAAACGATGCGTGACGGTAGTGGTGCAGCCAGCCAGCAATAACTCAAGGCTCATCGGGCGACCAACAATATTGGATGCTCCCACGACGACAGCGTTCAGGCCGTAAGTCGGGATGTCGTAACGCTCCAGCAGTGTCACTATACCGCGTGGGGTGCAAGGGCGCAGTTTAGGTGCGCGCTGACACAAGCGACCCACGTTGTAAGGATGGAAACCATCGACGTCTTTATCTGGATGAATGTGTTCCAGGACTTTGACATTATCAATCCCCGCGGGCAGTGGCAGTTGCACCAGAATCCCATCGATTTCACTATCATTATTCAGTGAATCAATTAAGGCTAACAGCTCGGCTTCCGTGGTGGTCATCGGCAGGTCATAAGAACGGGAAACAAAACCCACTTCTTCGCATGCCTTACGTTTACTGGCGACATAAATTTGTGAAGCTGGATTTTCACCTACCAACACAACAGCAAGGCCGGGAGCACGTTTACCCGCAGCTAAACGTTTCTGTACCAACGCAGCTACTTCGTTTCGTACCTGCTGCGCAATCGTTTTACCATCTATAATTTTCGCTGACATCAGTGGAAGGGTCCATCAATTAAAAAAGCGGGAATCCGCCTATTTTGTCAGAAGCGGGGCGTGCTGTCAGGCGTATAATAACGATTAATTAACGATTAAATAGCCAGTTGATAAACCATAAGGCGAAAACCCATTGACTCAAAAGCGACTGCCCGTATAATCCAACCCGCAACTGACTACCGGCAGCGTTCTATGCTGCGGTAAATATCAAATGCGCCCTTAGCTCAGTTGGATAGAGCAACGGCCTTCTAAGCCGTAGGTCACAGGTTCGAGCCCTGTAGGGCGTACCATGTAAAATCAACGACTTACACGACTTTTAGTAATTCCAAATTATCCGAGTGGGACGAATTTGGGACATGACCCTCAAAAATGCTATCAATTTGCTTGGCGTGGGCACTTAAATGACGTGGCGCGAGGTGTGCATACCTCTGTACCATTTCAATTGATTCCCACCCGCCCATCTCTTGCAAAACTGTCAGTGGAACACCCGCCTGTACTAACCAGCTGGCCCAGGTATGGCGAAGGTCATGAAAGCGAAAGTTATCTATTCCAGCCCTCTTCAATGCAAGCCTCCAAGCCGTATTGCCATCGACGCGCATTTTCCTTACTGCCGCCGACTTTTTCCCATTTGGCAATGTGCTTTCTTTCTGATGAACAAATACCCATTTCTTATGGTTTCCAATCTGGTCTCGAAGTAACCGGCATGCCGTGTCGTTGAGAGCGACACCAATTGCCTGACCTGACTTACTTTCCTCTGGATGAATCCAGGCAACCTTTCGCTGAAGGTCTACGTCTTGCCATTGCAAATTGACAATATTTGATCTTCGCAACCCGGTAGCCAACGCAAACACCACGATAGATTTTAATGGCTCAGAGCATTCATGTATTAACCGAACCGCTTCATGAGGTTCAAGCCATCTGACCCTCTTCCCTCGCTCTTGCGGAACCTTTATTACTGGGCCCCGTTCAATCCATTTCCAGTCGCGCTCTGCGGCACGCATAATCGCTTTCATTAATGCCAGGTGCTTTGCTTTCGTTGATATGCTAACCAGCACTTCAACAAATGGCTCCACGACCTCACCGCGCCTCCTCAGCGAACTTGCTTTCGACTCCCAGTTATCCCTATGTTTTCTGTTTGTCATTTTACTGACGGCGGCATAAATTTTTGCCTCGGAAATACTCTTCAGCAATACTCCCTGAAAGTGGATGAGCCAGAATCCGATCCGGCCCTTATCCGCATCCAGTGATTTCTTATGCGCTTTTTCTTCAAGCCAACGTAAGCAGGCATCATCAAATGTTACGTCAGGGAAATCACCCAGGCGCTCTATTCGCCATTGCTCAGCTTTTAATCTGTCGTGCAACTCCTGTGCTTGGCGCTTGTCCTCTGTGCCAAGAGACTGTTTAATGCGTTTTCCGTCCGGTGCCGTGAAGTCGGCATACCAAACGGAACCCCTGCGGAAGATTGACATTGTATCTCCTTAGTCGCCCCGCCGCCGATCACGGACACAGTGTGTACCGGATCGCTTAATGCAGCAATACAGGCCTTTCGAGTTAGTAGGTAGGGTGATTGTTGCTTGCTTGGGTCTTTCCGAGTTGCAGCCAGGCGGCCTGATGAAATCCATTTCTTTGCTGTTGAGCGCGACACACCAAGGAATTCGCAAGCCTCATCGAATGTGAGACTGTATTTATCCATTTTGGCCTCTTATCTCTTTATTAATCCCATCACCGATTCCACTTAAACTGACCATTCAGAACGCCGATGGCGAAAAGAAGCCAAGCCAGCTTGTAGCCAAGTGGCTTTATCTTCTCGTAATGGCGCAGGATGATAGGGCGGGTGATGGAGTCTTTGTTTGTGTTGGCCGGTAGTGCGGCGAGGGTGGTTTTAATTTCGTTGTTACACATTCTGGCGGTGGATTGGAGCGCGTTCTGTCTCTCTTCTGGAGTCACAAGTTACCCCGCATTACTAACGATATAGAGCGTTGCTGCTACTGTGTACCCGATGAGATATATCCAGAACCAGGCACCGTCTGATATTTTTCTCTTCATGCTGCTTTACTCCCGGTTAATATTTCCTGTCCGATCGCCTTTAGCTCATCGCGTTTAACAGTCGTGAACATGCATCGAGGCTTGATGAATGGCCGCCAGATGAATAACAGCGAACCTTTGTTGTTACCGTTGATTGGCTTGCCAGTGTCAGAACGTAGGAACGATATCCGGCCATCAGTAATGAATCTCACCTCATCGACCGATTGAAGCGCCTGGCTAAACCAGCCTACAGATGAGTCGGCCGGAACAAGCATCACAACTGTTTGGAGTTGCTGCTTACATTGCTCAGCCGCCTTGGTTACCCAGGGTGAGATATCGGAGTAAGGTGGATTGCACCAGATAGCGCCGTAACTTCCCCATGCACTAATAAGTGCATCGTCTTGCTCGGTTAGGTATCTGGCGCACAGGGCGCTTTTATGACTAGCTGCCACATCCAGGTAAAAGCCAAACTCAATATCTAATGCGGTGAATATGTCGGCAGGTGTCATCCATAAATCTTTCAGGTTGTCAGGCGTGTGGCTCCCGCCAAAATCACTCATGCCGCCATCCCCTTGCGCCGCTCATCAATCTCATAATCATCACGACACCCAGCATCACAGAACAGGCCGCGAGCAATCGGCTGGCGACATTCTGAGAAGTGGCACAGGCCGGTAAATGTCATTGTTGGCTTGCGATTCGCTATTCCAATTTCGATGTTGAGCAATTCAAGTTTTTGAGCTTGGTCGATTTCGTCGCACATTACGCAGCCTCCGCAATATTTGTTGGAATGCGCCAGCATTTAATCGAATAATTACCGTTAGGCTTTTCAGTGCATTCAGCGCCAAAGAATGAATTACTTATTGCGCCGCTCGGATTGGGAAACTCACCATTTCCACGGCCTTTGATAAATGCATTTAATGCGCGTGTGGCAAATTCAACGCAGCCGGGATCGGGCGCTGAGATAGTTACTCGCATAGGGATACTCCAGATAGTGAAATCCGTTTCTGTGAGTCCGTTTTTAGGCAATAAAAAACCCCGCATTTAGCGAGGCTCATTGAGGTGGTGTGCTTACTTTCTTTCTGGCGGGGTATATTCCATTTTACCCATCGTTCTACCTACTTCCCTATAGTGCTTCACTCGGTCGCGAAAATACTCACGTAAATGCGCTGGCTGCTGTTCCTCTATCTGAGCAGGGATAACCGGCATGTTGTAGCGCTCTTTGAATGCAACGCCACTGGCGGCTAAGTCCACAGCCATCTTGTCTTTATCTTCTTGCGGTTTATCAGCGAGATTGTAGCCCATGGCTTCCTCCTATTCGTTTGGAGGATTATAGCGTGGTTATCTATATACTTCGCTGCACATGAGCACAACGTTGGGCTTGCGCTCTTTAATCAGCGTTGATATTTGCTGGCATTCAGATTGAGTAGGGTAGATATATTCGGTAACAGGTAGAGCATCACAGGCATCAAGGCCGCATGAGCTTATGAGAAGAACAAAGCCGATTAACATTAGTCCTCCGCTGGTTTGGATGCTGTGAATAGCGGCACGGCGTGAATATGATGCTCCGGCTCAAGTTCATAATTATAAGCCTCGGCCTCATCTATCATGCATCCCTCATCACCAATGCAGCACTCACTTAAATAAGCATTCCCGTCTTTATCTGCCAATCCCCACGAAAACGGCGGCAGCGCTTTCAACTCTGCCATTTGCTCACGCAGTGATAGCAGTTCAGTAGCCATTTCCGTAACTATTGGATTCTGAGCACCACCGATATCAACAGGCCCCTGATTCGCAATTTTCTCCAGTTGCTCTTTACTCAGCATCTGCATTCCCCTCTACCAATTCAGTTAGTTTGTTCATTTACACCTCAAGCCCCAATTGCACAGCAAAGTGATCACGCTTTTCGCAATAGTCGAGAGTGCCAGAGCTGTTATGTGATTCAATTCTTTCAACCATGACTGTTGTCCGGGTTTCTTTACTAAATGGCTGGTAAGTCCCCTTCCAATTAACATCTTTCCCGATGTTCTGCGCGACGTTTGTGCTGTCAGCAGACGCTAGCGGCAGGCGAGTAAAAATAGTTGGATTAAGCATCCGTAACCCATGCAACTTGGCAATCGGTTGGCCGTTAACATCAACAACATGTCTGATAATATCTTTCAGTCTTGCCACTGCTTTCAGCGGTGATTTCACGTCATATTCACCGCAACTGCCGATCGCTACGCGAGGATACTCATTACAGAGACGAATAAAGCGATCATTGGATTCATTCATGTGCCAAACCGGCACTCCTGCAAATTTCCCATGGGGCCATTCAGCAAGCAGGGCGTCATTTTCTTCCGCGCCGCCGTCGATAACGTCAGGGATAATTGCGAAGTCCAGACCGGGGTGATTTTTCCACCGGTCAACAAAGTTGTAGTAATCTGACCAATCTATTTTGTTCTTCCCAGCCTTTTTCCAAGTTGAAAATGCCCCATTATCTAGCGCAAATGTTTGACAGATTTCAGAAGCTAATCCGATTTGAGAACTATGGGCAAAAGAGATAAATGCATGTCTACCACGCCAAGCTTTAATCGCGCAGGTATCTGGCGTGATGGGGCCTCCATGGTAGTGGATCATCACTCCCCCTCTACCTTGCCATCGGCTGCTCTAATTGCTGCGTTCCAGCCCACAGCAAAACCTATGCGCGGCTCACATTTTCCGTCAAGAATATACTGCCCTTTTTCATTTCGGACATACTTATCAAGCAACACAGCCGGCTTCTGCGGAGCGGTGAATAGCTTATTTATGCCGTCCGGTAGCTTGCTAAGGTCAGCGCCGGAAATTGGCCCCATGTTTAGCCAGTGACCGCATGAGATTTCAACTTCAAACATCGGCAATTGATAGCCTTTCAGCTCCTCGTTTGCCGCTGATAACGCTGCTTCTGCTAATTCAAATTTACGGAAAACGTCGTCAAAGAAATCAGCGACTTTATCTAGGGAAAATGTTTGATGCCCCCCCGCAGTTAGGAGGCCAATGATGCTTGCTGCCTCACTACGCAGTGTAGGAATATCGGATTCCTCCTGTGTTTCTTTCGGCTCTTTCTGTGCCGCTTCCAGTTGGGCTATTAGTGATTGTTCTCGGCTAATTAGCGGGAAGTCACCAAAATCATCAACCGTTGTCTCGTCTTCATAATCAAGTGCGTCAAGGTCAGTAACTTCGGAATCGTCAGCGTACATGCCATCTGATTCATTATTAGCCGCTCGTGCGTCTGCCTCTTCTCGGCTTTCTGCGTCAATATAAAAGCTTTGTGATCCGCTGCCGCTGGTTACCGTTGCGGAATAAATGAATCGCTTTAATTCCTTCATTTCAGACATAACTGTTTCCTCAGCAGATTGACTGCCGGTAATGGGGTGGGGGATTAGGCTGCCAGTCCGTTGGCAGCAAGTGACAATTTCAGATTTGAGTTAATCCGCTCAGCAGTCCGTTGCGCTTTAAGTGGGTTTTTAATGACTTCGTTGTAAGGGGTAATCCATCCGTGGTGCTTGCCTGAATAAACGAGTGTTATATTTCCAACAGTGATGTTGTCGTGAGAGTGGGTCATAAGTTCCCCCACTGGTCACCGAATTTGAATCCTAAAGCATCAAGCGCCTCATCCATGGTCTTAATGAACTTAGGTATCTTCAACTCAAAGGCATCCTGGAATTCGTTGTCTTTGTCGATGATGATTGAGTGCATGTTCTCGCGCCGCATGCGTGGGTCATAATTGCTAAACCACCATTGATCACATCCTGCGACCCACATCGAATACTGCACTTGAGCCATGTACTCTTTTTTTACCGCCTCAATGCCGCCAAGGCGAAACTTAACGTACTGAGATGATGTGTAAGGTGACTTCAGCTCAAGTCCTCGCCCATCGCTGCACATGCCATCAGGTGAGCATGCACAGCGCATTGATTCATCCTTGTAATAAATGGGGGGCTGGGTGGTTGTCAGGTCGTTTTCAAACTCAAAAAGAAACCTTGCTGCTTCTTCGTGCTTCTTCCCCCAAAGCAGGGGGCGGGCGGGTATTTCGTCGGGGATCCTTCCCGTACAGACTTCAGCAATCAAATCCATCATGTATGTTTCAGCCATGCCAGATAGAACGCCTGCATCCTTGTCCTTTTTTGACTTTGGTTCTGTCAAAATATCGCCAACTCTTGAAGCTGTAATGCATGCTAACCGGCACATCTTCCACTCGTCGCTTCCTTGCTCGATAGCGGAAATATCAAAGCCAAGCCTCTGTGATGCTATTGCGTCGCTAAGCATTTGCGGCCTCCTTGTTATTAGCTAACTTGCGCTCCATGCTTGAAATTAGCTTTCCTGCTTCTACGCTGGTTAGTTCTAACTGATTTTCTATATCTCTGCCGGTCAGGGTTTTACAGGCTTTCTTTAAGTCCTCGAACGTTGAGTCAACGCCAATGAGGATTTCATTAATTCGGTTGTTTTGTTCTTCCGTGATTTTGCTTTCCAGTGCTGGCGATTCATTATTCTGGGTAACAACCTTTTCCTCAGGTTCATAATCCCGAACCTCTTCAGCCAACTGAATTCCCTTCAGTCTGTCCGCGTATGCGTCACGCGCTGAGAAGCCTAATGCCCGCCACTGCTGCATTCGTTTTGGGTATGATTTCCATGGCCCAGTTTTATTCCATAGCCCAGCAGTTTGAGCGTCTACAACGCTGAATGACCCGGTGAAAACAGCAATAGCGCCTGTTTGGAGTTTTCTGCTTATTTTGCAGTGGGCCGTTTGTGTTGCCTCATCGTAATACTCCTCAAATCCTGCCAAGTCGCTCGCTGATAGGATTAATGCCCTCAGCGCGTCACCCCATACGCTTGGCCTGCCATTAATTACTGCAATCCCTTGCACTGACTGCATGGGCTGAAATCCAAGCTCCGCCCCCATTTGCATTGCGATCAGAACATCGTTTGGCTTTCCTCTATAATTTGATGGTGCAAACTGGCTGCCAGCTATCGCTTCTGCGAAGCGCTGTGCCTGTTCAAAGTTCTGGGGGGAAAGCATCATTTCATTTGCCATCACGCCGCCTCCTCATGCCCGTCAATCATCATTGCTCGCTCGTACTTCGCAGCAATAAGCATTGAGTCCCATAAAAATTGAGATGCCATTTCTTGGAAGTCAGAGTTATTAAGCATTAGGTGAAGCGCCTTTTGGTTTAAGTCACAGAAGCCGACCTGCTTAAACAGCGCCTCAATGTGCTTAATCTTTATTTCGGTATTCAGCTCGGCGGTTCGCGCTTCCAGCGCTTTCTCATCGCGATAATCAAATCCCTTTGTGATTTTATCGAGAGCCATAATTTGAGATACGTTCATTTTAACCCCCGATAAAATAAGCAATTGGCAACCTGAAACAGGTCATTGTTACCAACGCGGCGAGCATCAACCGCGAGTAGCTGGAGTGCTTTTACGATATCCATTAAGGCTCACCTCGCTGGTTAAGTATTTCGATAAGACGACGCGCACCGTTTTTAACGTTGCGGCAAATGCGGTCGAGCAAAGTCTCAGAGCAGCCCACGCAAGGCCACCCTGCTATACAAAAGGTATGCATGGGATACTCCGGTTTAATTAGTAGGTAATTGCGATTGCTGAGACTTGGCCTTTAGCAATAGCTTTAACGCATTGCACGGCACATTCTTCAGGGATACCGGCAGCGACTAAATCAGCCACAGCCTGTTGATTGATAGTTCGTTTATGTTCGACGTTAGCTGCCCGAGCCTCTGCCTCATCAGCAACACGTTTCTCTTCAGCTAGCCGAGCATTTTCTTTCTGCTGCGCCTCACGCTTAATGCGATCTGCTTCTTCCTGCGCTTTACGTTGCTCGGCTGTGATAGCTTCCTGCTTCTCGCGCTCGACACGCTCTGCTAATTCCTTAGCATCACGCTCAGCTTTGGCTGCGGCATCCTTAGCGGCCTGTTCAGCTCGTTCCTGAGCCAGTTTTGCATCACGCTCACGCTGTTCTGCGGCTTCAATGTCACGCTTGGCTTTCTCTTCAGCTTCGCGCTTCGCTTTCTCTGCTGCCTGTTGAGCAATGAATTCTTCATGGGCCTTGCGCAGGCGTTCAATTTCATCAGCTTTCGCTTTGGCATCACGGTCGAAAGCGTCATTCATTAGCAGGGCCATTTCGTGGGCTACTTCGATTTCTGCTGCTAACTCTTCAGCTTTCTTCTTGGCTTCTGCTTCAAGCTTTAGCCGTTCCTGTTCGGCTTCCCACTCAGTCAGCGGTCGGCGCGTTTCGTCGCGTATTTCATCGCATTCAATGACAAATCGACGAAGTTCGGCCTCAATGATTTTCGGTTGCTCTTTCAGGTGGCGAAGATACTCACGACCCGGCTTTTCGATAGCTGTCTTACTGCGTGATGCGCTGGCTGCAAGTGACGCTATCCGTGCGCGGCCTTTTGCAGTCGTTACATCTGGAACTTCATTAACTGCCTGACGAATCTGGCTGAGGTATTTATCAAGGCCATTCGTGACGTACAGCGTCGGGTAGGATTCAGGCTTAATGTCGATTACCACCAAGCCGGTGCTTTCGTCTGCCATGCTCATTTCCTATGTTTAGCCCACAGCAAAACACCGACAGTTGTCAGGCTTACTCTGGGGATTGGTGGGGGTGGGGAGTTACTCGGTTTCTGTTACGGTGTAGCCTTGATCTCCAAGCCAAGAGATAACGTCGGTTTCGCCAATTTCTTCCAGCAAGTCATTTGCACCATACTCGCTGACAATTTCACTTTTGCTTACCGCTTCAATTAGTTCAGCATCAGATAACTCCATTTCAATCATGCCGTATCGGTCAGCATCAACATTAGTAATGCCTTTAACTTTAATCGTAATATCTAAGCTCATATCTCACCCTCTCACCTTAATCATTGCGTCAACTCCAGTAGCCTTGGCAATAGCTGCTTTTGCTGCATTAAAAACATCGGTGTCGCGATCTGCTATTGCAACAACAGCTTGCAGCGCTTCAAGTAGTTCTGGTGCTGCTCTCATTAACTTAAAATTATATTTAGCCTGGATAACATCGACTTCAGTTGGCATAACGAGAGCGATCAATCTTCCCTCGCTACTTATTTCCCAATGAGGTCCTGATTCCCATGGTCCTGCCGTGTATTTCCCTGTCATACATCACCTCATTTAGTGGTCTTGCCAAAGGCCCCTAAACAAGAGCCAGTGGTAAGGTCACTCATTATCGGTCACATAATTACCTCTCCAGTTTTGCGCCTGTTATCCATGGTCAGGCTCCTTATAGAATCTAGTGGTCTTATTGCTGCCACCGGTTAAGTGGCAGGGGTAAGGTCACTGGGGGTTTACGCTGCGTTTTCTTTGCTGGCTTTTTCATTTTCCCACTCAATTACTGAAGCGTGAGATTCAGCAATTCGCTCTATAACCTTTTCCCGTTTATCGCGAGGCAGGGCAGTAAATAACATATCGATACAGCCAATTATTCCGCCGCTACATTCCCCTGTGACGCCATCGGCCCAATACTTAACCTTGGCGCTATAGTTTGGTTTCTTTGTACTTGCCATCATTCATTCCTCATTTACCCGCCAATAAAAAACCGCCAATTAGGCGGCTTATAGGCTATTGATTTGCTGTTCTATATAGGCCTTATCAGCCTCGATTTTCTCTTTCGATTTATTGAATGTCGCCGTTACATTTTCAAGGTGCTTATCGCAGCTCGATTCTAGCCTGGAGCGGATCTTCATCATTTCATCTTGGTTGAACTCGACCCCAATTCTCTTGAGGTGCTGTAATTCTTCAACAGATAACGAACCGCTTTCTAGAAGTTTCAGTGCGGAAGATTTAACAAATTCTCTCGCTTCTTCATAGGTTTTGAAGAAAGTGACATCTGAATAGCTACCACTCCCATCACCCCAGCGATTAACGCGAAGATCGATTCTGCCATCTGAATTACCGAGAACCGACATCATCTTAAGTCCCTGATAACTCTTATTGCCGTAAGAATTATCGATAACAGACATGTACTCTGAGAATTTTTCTATTGTTGGAATTCGGTAATCAGCTCGCACTGCATAATTAAGTTGCCCGGTCATTACGTTGACGAAGTGGCTCAGGTCTTGCTCTTCAATATGATCAGCAAAGGCTTTAACTTGTTTAAGCATGTCGCGGTATAGGCTTAATTTATTTCGAGTATCGGAAATTTCACGATTAACAGACTCGATCGCTGATTTAGCCTTAGCAAGAGCAGCTTCTTGACGGGCCTTTTCTTTTGATAGGTAAGACTCTACCGGTACATCATGGAGGCTTTTAACCACAAAGCGCTCGCCGCCCGGTAATTCATCACCAGCCGCAGTAACAAACACTTCCTGTACGATGGTTTCTTGATTGTTCAACTGTCCGACGATAACAACCTTTCTTCCGTCGCTTAAAAATTTCGTTTCCATTCTCTTACCCCTTAACTATGTGGTGGACCTCTTTGCGAACGTTAATCTGCGAGTCCAGAAATATCGATTCCCATCATTTTCAAAGCAGTGGCTGGGTCTAGCTGGAGAATATCCCACCCCAACTTTGAACGAATCTCACCAGATTCAACACGGTCAATGTTCACCATAAAATCAGCAAACTTCTCGCGGTACACTTCTTCTGTTTCGTTTTCTAACGGCTGACGGAAATTTCGCATTTTTGCGCGACGCTTCAGACTTTCTAAATCAGGGAATGACATTGGCATGGTATTTATCTCGCTGTTAATGATTCTGACTTACGGAAGCCTGCTGAAAACTTAGCTACTTCAGGCAAGCATATGTTGTCAGCGCTTGGCCGCTCTGTGCTGCGAATCTGAATAGGCATCGTTGCTTTGTATACCCTCGATGTGCAGCCCTCAGAGAGCTTTGTGAACGCTGCTTCAATACGGCTTGCCAACACTCGGTTGGCATCCTTCGCCGCGAAGAATTCACCTGTACGCTTAAATTTGCGTGTCTTTGAATTCTCTTTAGCTGGTTTGATTGTGATCGCTACCATGATTACCTCCGGTGATTGGCTTTGGTGATGTGGTGGCCGGTGCTGATATCCGGCTTGAACTATGTTCAGTGTTAGCTGCCACCTCTTAGAGAGGGATACGCGTCATGATTTTCACTGAATTTATTGGGTAACCCTGTCTTCCAGCTATTTACGCAGCTTGTCTTCCAACACAGACTCGTGCCTCACCCATTCACACCCGTTACAATGTTGCGCATCAGCCTGCGCATTCACCACATCCCAAAGCCAACTTCTCTTTGGTCTCCCAGACTATCCGGGAGAAATCCGTCACGAGGATTGATGAGCATCTCTGCTTTCGTTCCCCGCTTTGTTAATGAGCAGCCTGTCGTCCTGACTGGCGCGGCGAGTAGTTCCTGTCTGCCGCATCGAGATTTCGTTTCGATGGAATGACTATAGCAATGCGTATTATTAATAGCAATACGTATTAAGAATAATTCAATAGCATTAGCTATAAGTTAATGTTTTGAAATAGTATTTATTTAGAAAAAATCTATAGCTAAGCGGAATATCGGTGGTTTCTCAGAGTGGAAATTAACAATGCGGATATTGTTGATTTTTTTTGTGGCTGAGCTAAAGTATAAAAGCACTGGATGGATAAACAGTGATTAGGGGCGTAACAAATGGTTGCCTCCTCGGTTTATACGATGGAGGGCATAATGATTCACATATTACGAAGGGTTAATACAGGAAAATACGAGGGGTACACCCTGAATGATCAGGGTGTCGATGATTATCTTCTAAGGTCACGAAGTATGAAAATTGCCACGCCTACCAGCTCTGCGGACAGGGATAGATCAACTAGTGGGATGCGTGAGTCATCTACGGATAGATATCCATTACTGCCACCATCAAGAAACCGGTAAACAGATGCTGACCCGCCATTTATGGCTACAACTAGATCATTGGTGCCTGGCTTTAATGATGTATCTACAATAACGATAGAGCCAGCAGGAGCCTCGCTACACCCGCTATTTCTATCGAGGATATAAGCCCTCCAAGACGGAGTTACCTTTCCATCAGGAGCTACTACGGAGTCATTCGTCTGTCCTGCTACTGTCCATACTGGGACGTAGCTATTGTTATCAATCCTATCAACTCTTGGCGTTGGATTATTACCTTCCATTTCACCAACACCATTAGCCAACCACTCCGCGTTTACGTTTAAAGCATTCGCGATATCTACTAATTTCTTAGTCCCTTTGGCCTCACCTTTGATTAGCCTCCAGATCGTTGGCTGAGAGATCCCCGACGCCTTAGCTAAGGCACCTTGAGTCATATTTCCGCGCAACTGCATCGCGATATTTAGGCGTTCTGCAAGAGTAGTTTTCATACTCGTGAATCTATAGCCGAGCGTATTGCTCGTCAAATCCGTTTCGCTATTGCATAAACTTATACGCATTGCTATTATCACCATGAACACAATACTAAAAGGAATAATCATGACCAATAAGGCTATTGAGCGAGCGGTCAAAATCGCAGGGAGCCAGCAAAAACTTGCAGATCTTTGCGGGGTTAAACAGCCAACGGTCTGGCGCTGGCTCCACGGCGGTGGCATCGACTTTCGTTATGTAAAAGCAATCGTCAAAGCGACTGGCGGGAAAGTTAAGCCGCACGAGTTGGGGCAAGACCTGACTGACCTAGCTGAGTTTCTGAAAGCAAGTTAAGCACTACCGCTCTTTAACACTACTGACCTCACCCCGGAAAGTCTGGGGCTACCAAAGTGACAAGCTCACAGCTTTGTCACGTAACAACATCTAACAAGGGAAGAGTACGCAATGGAACGTGCAAGTAACAGCAAGAGAATTATGGAAGTTGAATCTGAGCTACGAAGCCGAATGGCTATCAAGGGCCAGAGCAAGTTTGCGCGGGAGGCTGGCTGGGCCGAATCAAAGGTAAGCCGGTTAAACGTACATGACATGGCAGTGACGTTTGTTCTTCTGGAGAAGATATGGGAGACGAGCGTGATAAGGGAAATCGCAAGGCAGGCTGTGATTGCGGTGACCGGAAAGCAAAAAGCCCCGGCGGTAACCGAGGCTTCAGAGCAAATCACTATGAACTTTTAACTGGATCAATTCACAGGAGTAATTATGAACGAGAAGCCAATTTTATTCAACTCGGAGATGGTTAACGCCATTCTCAGTGGTCGCAAGACACAGACGCGCCGGATTATGAAGGTTCAGCCGTCCGAGCACTTTCACCCACAAACCATTCATGGAGCGATGGACTTCACGGCCCACTGGTACACGCCGGGAGTGATAGACAAAGACGGTTATCTGCAACCCGCAAGAAAGGATGTGTTTGGCGTAGCTGATGAGGATGAAGGTTATACCTGTCCGCTAGGTGCAGTCGGGGATCAGCTATGGGTGCGCGAGGCTTACAGGATGGCAAGAAGCCTTGATACGCATTCTCCGAGCGAGGTTGCAGAGCTATCGCTTAACGCTGGTTATAAAAATCCTTGGGCACCAATTCAGTTAGAAGCTGATGGCACTCGTATCGGTAAGTGGACAGGTTTTGATACTCCACCAGTCGTTACCGAGGCAGGGAAACTGCGACCGTCCCTGCACATGCCGCGCTGGGCGTCCCGCATAAACCTGCTAATCACTGGTGTTCGTGTTGAGCGGTTGAATGATATCAGTGAGCAGGATGCGATCAGTGAGGGGTTGGAATGTTACGTCGATGATGGCGTTCCATACTACGGGCCATTTAATAATGGCGACTGCCGACCTGATGTCGTTTTTCGCGGATTATGGGACTCAATCTACGGACAGAAAGAGGGTGAGAACTGGCAGGCTAACCCATGGGTATGGGTAATTAATTTTGAGCGCATGGAGGCCAAATGAATACGGCGAAAATCTTATTATTTCCCGAGCAAATACAGGGGGAACTCAGGAGCAACAGGATGGAGAACCAGAAGCTTGGTTATGTCCCGTTGTACCGAAGCATCAAGAAGAAACCTTGGCACAAAGATGTTTTCCTGCGGACTCTCTGGGAGGACCTGTTATTGGGTGCTCAAAGAAAGCCCCGTACGGTTAATTTCAAAGGCCACCAATGGAATCTTCAAGCCGGTCAACTGGTCACGACAGCGGCTGATTTAGGGCTATCTCTGTGCGACAGGGAAGGTAAGCCAACAAGCCGTGATGCGGTGGGCAGGATGCTCTCCTTTTTCGTCAAAGAAGGGATGATTGCAACGGGCGGTGAGAAGCGAAAAGGGACGGTAATAACTATCCTAAATTACGCTGAATATGCCGAAAAAATAGACAATTTACCCGCACATAACGCCGCACTTAAACCCGCACATGGTGAAGCCAGTAACGGCGCGGCTTTAGAGGGTGGTTCCGCACATAACGCCGCACTTAAACCCGCACATCATGAACAAGAAGGTAATAACAATAATATAAAACCCTTTACGTCAGAGAATTCTAACGAATCCCCTGACACCCCACCTAAGAAGCTTCCTGTAGTTCGTCCTGATGCTGCAATCCAAAGCGGTAAAAATTGGGGGACTGCTGATGACCTTAGAGCGGCTGAGTGGATGTTCAGCGCCGTGCTGATGATTGCCCCCGATGCTAAGAAGCCGTCTTTTGCTGGCTGGGCCAATAGCATCCGGTTGATGCGTGAACGGGATGGCAGGAGTCACCGAGACATGTGTGTGCTCTTCAAGTGGGCCACGCAGGATAGTTTCTGGTGTGGCAACGTGCTTTGCCCGTCAACGCTACGCGAGAAGTGGGACAAGCTGGACATCAAACGCAAGAAACAGCAATCAGGCACTGCCACTGGCAAGCCTGTTTTGGACTTCGATAACACTGACTGGATAAACGGGGTATCGGTATGAGAAATGTCGTCACAGCCATCCAGAACCGTGATGGTCAATCATTGCAGCAGATGTACGCCGCTGATAAGCCAAAGCAGCAGGTGCCAGAGCAGGCCGCGCAGATATTCAACGAGCTATTTCGCCAGTTGAAGGCTGCATTTCCAGCGCTGATGACCAGCATAAAAGACCAAAGCGACCTGAATGAGCTTCGCCGCCAGTGGGTTTTGGCATTCATCGAAAACGGGATTACCAGCATCGACCAAGTTAACGCTGGAATGAAGATCGCCCGTCAGCAGGCTACGCCGTTCCTCCCGTCACCCGGCCAATTCATTGCATGGTGCAAGCAGGGTGCCACCCGCGCCGCTGGGCTGCCTGATGCTGATGAGCTTTACGACATGGTGATGGACTATGCCAAGCGGCGGGATATGTTCAGTAGTGCCGAAGCATTCCCTTGGCCCAGCAACCCGGCTTACTGGATGGTCACGAAGCTCTACTCGCAGCAGAGAGTGCAGGGATTATCTGAGCAGGACTTGCGAAAACGTTGCGGCAAAGAGTTGGCTGATATGTCGAAACGCATTGAAGCTGGTGAGCCGATCCCCGCGCCAGTGGTGCAAATACCTAAACTTCACATCCCGGTCAGCAACGAGAAGGCGCTGGATCACATTGCCGAGCTACGCGCAAAGCTGAACATGACGAGGAAATCATGATGGACATAACTAAATCGCGGGAAGAGTTTGAGAAGTGGCTTGAAGAGGTTCATGGGCTATATGGCGAAGATATTGATTGGGAGCCAGAGAGAAACTGCTATCGAATTTTTGGCATCCATTTGGCGTGGTGTGCATGGCAAGCATCCAGAGAAAGCATTGTGGTGGATATTCCTGAAGAAATGACCTGTCGTGAGGCGCTTGAACAAGGCCATACGAGTGATTATGCCAACGGGTTTACGGCCGCAATTATTCAATGCTATGCCGTTGTGCGCACTGCCGGTATTCGAATCAAGGGAGAGAGTGAGAAATGTTAGCAATCCCAAGCCGAATAAAGAGAGCACTTGATGTAATGGATTCGATTCTTTTCACGCATAGCTATTACTTTGACGATACCCAGCATTGGTCAAAGGTTGCTAAGCAGCAAATTGAAGGGATGCGGATTGCCACTAAAGCCAAGGCCATTGTTTATCACGACAGAATACTGAATGAGAGAAAATGCTGATGAAAGAATTAGATAGTTTCACTGTAGAGAGATTGGAAGAAATCAGAAATTCATTTCTGGACAGAATCCAAGAATCAGCACCAAGCATTGGAGAGGTTTTCGCTTTAATTGACATCGCGTTAGTAGTAACGAGGTCGCAACAAGATGCGGAACAATTTGGCGTCGGTTTCATTGTTTGCAAACCAAACGAATTGCCACAAAAGGCTGACCCAACAAAGGTTGTATTAACGTTCACTGATTCAGGGTTAGGTCATGAGGAATTGATGTGAAAGAGCTTGATGGTTTTACTGTAGAGCAGTTAAACGATTTCATTAAATCAGACCACACTCAATGCGGTGATGTGGCAGCACTGGCAAGAATCGCGTTAGCTGCAAAGAGGGCTGAGCCTGTTTATCAATATCACACTGGAATAATCAACGAAGAGGGCGATATCGATTGGTATTGGGTGGATTGTGATAAAGGATTTTACAGCCAGTATGATAATCAACATCGTCGCATCGTTTACACCACCCCACAGTTGAACTCTCAAGTCCCGCTTGGTAGTTGGATTAAGTGCAGTGACCAGATGCCGGAAGATGACACCCTGTGTTTGGGTGTTGATGAATGTGGCGTGATTTGGACAATGCATTTTGACGATGGTGAGTTTAGAGCGGATACGGGAGATGTAGATGATTTGAAAATATCTCACTGGATGCCACTACCCGCCGCGCCGGAGAAGGAAAATGGATAGACAGAAGTATTTACTTCTAAACGAAAGCATCAGACAAAACGCAATAGCAGCTATCAGAAACACACCGCTCGATTTCAAATCCCCCAAAGAAGTCATCATCCAGGAACCCAAGCGAAGCCTTCCACAGAATAACAAAATGTGGCCGCTACTTACTGATATTGCTGAGCAGGTTTTCTGGCATGGCGTGAAGTACAGCAAGGAGGACTGGAAGGACTTAATCACTGACCTTGTAGCAGAAACCAAGAAGCAGGAACGCAGACAGGCACCGGGCATTACAGGTGGCTATGTTCGCTTTGGTCATCGCACAAGCCAGATGAGAAAGAGCGAGATGGTAGAAATTATCGAGGCCGCTTACTGGTTCGGTACTGAGCATAACGTGAAGTTTGGCGATGACGCCAAGCGAGAAGTGGAGTGGGCCAACAGGTTCGGTGACAAAGGGAAGGTGGCAGCATGATTTATGACACGAAGATGCCCGGACAATTAACTGCGGAAAAGTGTCCATTCTGCGGCGGAGAGGCTGAGTTGGTTTGCGATGGCGATGGCGTGTACATGGGTTGTGCTGGTTCTGGCTGCCTGATTAAACCAATAACATTGACATACGCTATCAAGCGAGATGCTATCAAGGCGTGGAATTGGCGAGGGCCGCAATCTCAATCAGACCCAATAGTGTCAGTAGGTGGACGGCTCAGGGCGGTAAGATGACGTGCCGCAGCCCAACCCAAATAGCCATAGATAACCTGATATTCCGCAAGACCTCTCGAACCAAGCCTAAACCCCCAATCCCCGCCAGCGAAATACCCACATATGACCACATATGCGTTTTGCTGCGAGCAAAATTCGACAGAGTAAGGAGAACGCGATGAAAGACTATTCAGCGATGAGTGATTTTTACATCAACGTAAATGTTTCACTGGAATTATTTGAGGGTTCATCAGGTGGTGATACCTCCAGAATCGCAACATGGTGTGCCTGTAAAGAAGGTGGGGAATATGGACTGTTTGATCCATGTAATAACCCCGCTGACGCATGGCCGATTATTTTTAGAGAGCGCATAACTTTGACGCCAAAAGTGATTGGGTATGAGTGGGATGCTATTTCACCAGTAATTCTAAATGACGATATTGAGCATTTGCATACGGATAAGAATCCCCTCCGAGCCGCAATGATTGTATTCCTGATGATGAAAGACAGGGAGAGCAGCCATGCCTGAACTCCCCCAATCAATATGTATCTTCTGCTTCCTGATGCTTAATAAGGGTGAAACCTACGCTCATCAGAAATGCATTGATAAAGCAGCGAAGGAGAAAAGAGATGGCGAACTTACGCAAAGAGGCTAGAGGCCGCGAGTGCCAGGTTAGGTTGCCGGGCATCTGTAACGGGAATAACGAAACTGTAGTGCTGGCCCACTACCGGCTATCGGGAATATGCGGTACCGGAATCAAACCGCCTGACCTTTTCGGCGCATGGTGCTGCTCTGCGTGTCATGACGAGATAGATAGGCGTACGCACATCATGGACATAGAGAGTGCTCACCTGGCTCACCTGGAGGGGATGGTTAGGACACAGGCAATTCTACTGTCGGAGAATAAGGTGAAGATATGACCGAATATCACATAGACCTACCCTGGCCGCCCAGTGTTAACACCTACTGGCGACACTCAAGGGGAAGGCACTACATCAGCGAGAAAGGCACCAAATACCGACAAGCAGTAATCGATACCATCAAACAGCTAAACCTCGATATCAACACCTCCGCACGACTCAAAATATCAATATCAGCACACGTACCAGACCGCCGCCGCCGTGACTTAGACAACCTGCAAAAGGCCGTCTTTGATTCGCTGGTGCATGCAGAATTTATGCAGGACGACGAGCAGATAGATGATTTCAGGGTTAGGCGGCAGCCGATTGAAAAGGGTGGAAGGCTATCAATATCCATTACTGAACTGGAGTCAGCATGAATGTAACTCAGTTAAAACTAACCAAAGAACAGCATGACTGGATTAATGGCTGGCTTGAACTGTGGGGCGCATGGGTTTACTCAGGAAGGTTAGAGAAGCGCATGAGCAGCGTTATAGCGCAGTACATGGCGACAGTAGAACCGCAGGGCAGCCCATCAAGGCCGATGTGCAATGACGATGACGGAATGTTGATTTCTCAGGTCGTAGATTCCGTTATGCGCATTGACACAAAGGCCCTTGGCATTCTGATAAGTTATTACTCTCATGGGGCATCCAAGCGAGCAATTGCATCGTACTACTTCGAGACTGCAAAACCCCGCAAGATGTCAACGAGAGGTGGGGATCGGATGAAAAAACCGTCACTGATAACGTGCCGCCGTGAAGTGGATGAAATATTGGCTGCGGCGGTGTGGATGCTATACCAACCAATGCAACATGCCTTCATCAGTCGCAAACGTGTCGGTAAAATAAAGAAAGTAGCATAGAACGTGTTGACATCAGTGAGCCAATGAGCCACTATTAAAGGGTAAGGTGCCGTATCTGTCTTAAGTTGGTGCCGCAAGTACAAAAAAGCCCCTGTTAATCGCCGGGGCTTTTTCATTTCTACATTCGCATGGGTACTGGATTGGTTAATCCAATCGTTGTGAAACAGTATCCAGCCGAATGTGGAACTCTGAAAAGTTACAGGACGAAACGTGCGAGGCTAATACCCTCAGCTCCACACACCAACTTTTAAGGCTGCCAATTTGGTGGCCTTTTTTATTTCTGGATCCAGAAAAATGAAAACTTATATCGCTGGCCCAATGACTGGCTTGCCTAATTTCAATCGATCTGCATTCAATGCGGCAGCCAAAGAGATAGCGGCTTCTGGTCACGTCCCGCTGAATCCAGCAATTCTCCCTGACGGATTATCTCAGCCTGACTACATGTGCATTTGCATGGCAATGCTTCAACGAGCTGATGCTATTTACATGCTTGATGGTTGGCAATCAAGCGCAGGCGCTCGGGCTGAATATGCTTTAGCTGAAAAGCTTGAGATTGAGATTTTGTTCCAAGACATGAGCATTGCGCAGATGTTAACGCGTAACGCCTCGCTTAAATAATTTAGCCCGCCGCCAGCGCCAATCACCATCAAAAAACTCCGTGTCTGAATGGATCACGGCGGCAGGGCTATTCCCTACACAACAGCATACGAACCCGACATTCGCCGGGATTAATTTCCCCAATGGGGAGGCAGGATATGAAAATGCACAACTCCCCAGATGTATGGACGCTGATAGCTGCATGGGTTGCAGAGCACAGAGGTGAATTACTAAGTGCGTTGGTTGCTGCAATTATGGCTTTACTGCGCGGATGGTACGCGGGTGGTGGGCGAACTCAACGAATGCTTGATGCAGCGATGTGCTCAATCATCGCCTGGTTCCTAAAAGACATCTTTGTATTGCTCAGTATCGACCAAGGCTGGGCAATGGTGTCGAGTGTCTTTATTGGTTACCTCGGCACTGACTATATCGGATCGGTGCTTAAGCGCATCGTTGGCAACAAGACAGGGGCTGGCAATGCAAATCAGTGATAACGGAATAAACAAACTTAAGGCCGAAGAGGGTGAAAAGCTCATCGGCTATAAAGATACTCGCGGCATCCCCACTGTTGGAGTTGGACACACTGGAGTAGTTGATGGAAAGCCAGTTGCTGTTGGCATGGTCATCACCAAAAACAAATCATCTGAGTTGCTACGTTCTGACTTAGCCTGGGTTGAAAAGTCCATCGCAACTAACGTGAAAGTCCCACTTACTCAGAACCAGTACGATGCGTTGTGTAGTCTGATATTCAACATTGGGCCGACAGCATTTTCTAATTCTACCGTGCTGAAACGCCTTAACGCTGGTGACTACAAGGGGGCAGCTGATGCATTCCTTATGTGGAAGAAAGCCGGTAATGACCCAGAGATATTGCTACCACGCCGCCAGCGAGAAATGGCGCTGTTCCTATCATGAATCGGGTAACGGCAATACTCATTGCTGTGCTGGTCGCTTCACTGTTTGGACTAACTTACTACCACTACAGGGTGCAATCACTCAATCGTGATGTAGCTGAGTTAGCCACAGTAGCCAAGCAGCAACAAGCCACTCTCGACCAGATAGAAACTCAGCGCCAAGCCGTAGCTGCTATCGATATCAAACACACCAAGGAACTAGCAGATGCCAAATCTGAAAACGAGCGCCTTCGTGCTGATATCGCTAATGGCACTAAGCGGTTGCAGCTCAACGCAACATGTTCAAAGCCAGTGTCCAAGACCACCGGCCCCGCCAGCGTCCCTGATGATGCCAGCGCCAGACTTACTAACGCCGCTGAACGGGATTATATCAGTCTCAGAGAGCGAATCGGAATTGCAACCAGCCAAATAAACGGCTTACAGGCGTATATCACTAACGTGTGCCTGAAGTAACTCAACGGGATAAATCATGACTCATAAAACAGCAGAGCAAGCTATCACATTAGACCCGCCACGCGCAGAAATGGTTGGGTACATCAAGACGGCAATCGGAGAAGGGTATCAGCCTGAACATGAAGGCTCAGTAGCCGACCTGAATGTAATAGATAGTCTTGGTGATAACTCGCTAAACCGTGAATTTGGTAAGTGCTGGCAGTGGTACAACATGGGCGGCGGATTCCATGAAACTTTCGATAAAAATAAAACCCACGATCACGCTTGTGTTAACTGCTTTACCGATAAAGGCCCATGCCTTGGTGAGTGCAACATAACCGACAGCAATAAAAAGCTAGCGAGTTTCGAAGAAGCATCAAAACCGTTAATTAAGTGGCTGGCTGAAAACGTTCACCCACACCACACAGTAATCGTCACCAGCACTGGCGCCGAGTTAATGATGGGTGAGATGTCATTCCCCACTGAAGAATTCCTGAAAGACTAATTCCCCACGACAAGGAATAGATAGCTTCTCTCGATGGAGGTGATCGCCTGTTTCACTGGGCCTATCTTGGCGGCTCGGAAAGACGAGAAGTGGTGTAGCAACGCCGAGAGGAGTCGCAAAGCCGCGAACAAAGAACATGAAGGCTCAGTTTAACGACTGGGCCTTTTTTATTGGCAGTAAATCACCGCGCATTCTCCGCGCAATAAAAGCCAAGAGTCTTTTTCGGGATGTGAGGCAGAGATAGGACGGTGGCTTTCATCGTGCCGCTCTTGGGCTGTCCATATCTGGAGAACTGACTCATATCCCCAAAAGGAAATACGATGAAAGAATTAACAGTCCTCCCTGAGTCTGACTTCACCAAGATGGTGACGACAGTACAAGGAAAGGTTTTTACCACAAGCCAGAAGATCGCAAACTACTTTGGTAAAAATCATAAGAACGTATTGAGAAAAATCAGACAAACAATCAGTGAGTGTCCTGATGACTTTGCCCGGCTCAATTTTGAGCCTGCTGATTTCATTGATAAAAATGGTGAAGTGCAGCCAATGTTTAAGCTATCAAAAGACGGATACATGCTTGTGGTAATGGGCTTCACTGGCAGCGCCGCCATGCAGATAAAGGTTAGATACATTCAAGCGTTCAATTGGATGGCAGAGCAACTCAACAGGTGGCATGAGGTTGGCGAGGAAGCTCAACACCGACATGCGTTAAAGGTTGCCAAGTCAGAAGTGAAAGCGAGGATCGGCAGCAACTTAATGAACCACCGCAAAAAAGAGAAAAAGCTTCTGGCGCTAGAGTACGAACAAATACTTTCGCTAACTCAGCCAAAGCTTCTATTTGATTAATTCAGAGAGCAATTTTACGCTTTTCATATAAATCAACTGTTTACAGGTTGAGAGCCACTTTCACAACGGCTCTCAATCATTACAGACATAAACCAGAAGGAAAGCAAAATGACTGTGCGAGTAGTAGGCGCTTCAGGCGTCCCAGTAACAGCGGCTAGCCCCGGCGATGCAGTGACGGTTCCAGCCGCAACCACGACAGTGATTGGTGGTGTAAAGAAAGCTGCAACGGTAGCCAACTGCACGGTAGCTGCGGATGGTACGAGCGCAGGAACTCAGCTTAATGCATTGCTAGCGTCATTACGTGCTGCTGGTATTATCGTTTAAAGAATAATATCTCGGATGGTTGGAAATCCTCCGAGAGTGAAAAGTGGAAAATTCTAAATATGGCAAAGCTCACCGACAAACAAGAGCTGTTTGCCCGTGAGTACCTGAAAGACCTTAATGCCACGCAGGCAGCAATCAGGGCGGGTTACAGCGAAAAGACCGCTCAGGTGCAATCAAGTCGCCTGTTATCAAATGTTATGGTTCAACAGCGAGTGAGCGAATTAGCAGCGGAAAGAAATAGCCGAGTGGGAATTGATGCCGACTACGTCCTGAGACAAGCGGTAAAACTTCACGAACGCTGCATGCAAGAAGTCGAGCCAATTACTGACCGTCGTGGCGAAGAGATAATCGACGAAGATGGAAAAACTATTTTCGGATTTGACGCCAAAGGCGCGGTTGCTGCTCTCAAGTTGATCGGAGAGCATGTGACGGTCCAAGCATTCAAGCAGCAAACAGTAAGTGAGCATGTCGGCAAAGACGGGCTACCCATTCAGGTTGTCAACTACACGCCTGCCGATTACGCAGCTGCCTCTAAGCAATTGGAGGATAAACTAGACGGGTTGGACTGATATGAGCAAGGTCATCGAATGGGAGGATTTAACCTTCCCTGAGCGAGTAGTGCTTAAGTCGAAGTCCACTAAATCCTTTCTCAACTTCACTCGTCTGTGGTTCGAGCTTGTGCAGGGCGATCGGCTTCTGGTTAACTGGCACCATCGGTTGATGGCATCAAAGATTGATGACCTGATCGCCGGAAGACTTCAACCACGCAATCTGATTATCAACATTCCTCCAGGCGGGACTAAAACAGAATTCTTCTCCATCCATTTCCCGGCTTACGTAAACGCCTTGGTGCAGGAGGGGAGATTAAAACGGTTTCGTAACCTGAATATCTCATTTGCTGACACACTGGTTAAGCGTAATTCGCGCCGTACTCGAGACATTATTGCTAGTAGAGAATATCAGGAGTTTTGGCCTTGCTCGTTCGGTGTCAACCAGGCTGAAGAATGGGAAATAAAAGACTCTCGCGAAAGGTCTATAGGGCAGACGGTATCACGCTCAAGTAACGGGCAGATTACCGGTGGGCGTGGTGGATACTATGGCCCTGAGTTCTCCGGCATGGTTATGCTGGATGACTACAATAAGCCGGTGGATATGCTGAGTGAGTCGCGCAGGAAGAGCGCCAACACTTTGCTAGTTAATACCATTCGCTCTCGTCGTGGTGATAAGTCCAAAGAGCATCCAACCCCGTTTGTGAGTATTCAACAGCGTTTGCACACAGATGACGCTACCGGATTCATGCTCAACGGCGGGATGGGTGTGAAATTTCACCATGTCGCCATCCCGGCGCTAATCACCGAAAAGTACATATCATCCCTCTCAGAACCTTGGCGCTCCCTGTGCTGGGAAACAGTAAAAGACACCGAATCAGTTGTCATCGGCGGTGAGCGTTATTGGTCTTACTGGCCACAAATGGAGTATGTCGGCGATCTTGCTGCTCTGTGGGAAAAAGACCGATATACATTTCTCTCTCAGTACCAGCAGAACCCTATGGCGCTGACTGGAGAAATCATTGATACCAGTTGGTTTCAGACTTACACCTCACTTCCTGAACTTACTCACCGCGCTGTTTATGTTGATACGAACAGCGGCAAGATCGAGGACTGGCTTGACTACACGGTATTTACGTTGGTTGGAATGGGTGTAGATGGAAATCTGTACATTATCGATGTGGTGCGTGGGAGGTGGGATCCCGAGGACTTACTGCAAAAAGCGGAGGAGCTTTGGGAGAAATGGCGACTGAGCGGATCTGTTCGCGTGATGCCGATGCGTCACATGGCTATCGAAGAGAAACAAGCAGGGCAGGGCTTGATAGCGACGCTAAAGAAGAGAAGCGCTACTTCAGGACAGATGAGCATCCCAGTTAAAGAAATCCCTCGCGGCGCAGGACAGAACAAGTTGGTTCGTTGCCTAAACGTCATTCCACAAATAAAAACAGGAAAGGTTTATGTCCCTGCAACCCACAGTGAAGATGGAACAGCGGTTTCGTACGTTTACTACAATGATGGAACCATTGCAGGGGATACATCTTGGGTGCTTACAGCCATGACAGAGTGCGCAGCATTTTCCGCAGACGATAGTCATGACAATGACGACATTTTAGACACATGGATGGATGCCATTGACGACAACCTAATTTCTGGCCGAGTGCCGATGAAAATTGACCCTTCCCAACTCAGGAGAATTTAAGTGTGGCCTTTTAAAAAGAAAGAAGTCGCCGCGCCTGAGCCGGTGAAAGAGCCTGAACAGGTTCAGATGAAGATTCGACCCGAGGCCGTCGCTGATGTATCAGCTCGACCCCCTAAAGAGTTTCAGCAGTACAAGCCGCCAAAAGGAGTTATCCCTGAAGAGATAGAGCAGGGCATTCTGGCGATGGACTCCACGCCATATTGCTCGCTGAACGAATCGTATCAGGGCTACACCTACGGATATCCAGACACGTTCCCCGGATACCCATATCTCGCCACGCTGGCACAGAAGCCGGAATACCGGAAGATGGTCGGCACACTGGCCGAAGAGATGACCCGCAAGTGGATCAAGCTTAAAACGGTCGGCGATGAAGACAAGTCGGAGCGGGTGAAGCAGCTTTACGACGCGATGGAGAGATTCAGGCTCAAAGAGCGCTTTCGTGAGGCCGCAGAGCATGATGGCTATTTCGGTGGCGGCCAGATTTACATTGATGTTCAGTCAGCAAAAGGGATATCCGCATGGACTGACCCTGTAGAGCTGCAGTCGAAGCTCTTCCTGTCTGATAAGAAGATCAAGAAAGGTAGCCTGCGTGGTTTCACGGTGATTGAGCCGGTCTGGACTTATCCGGGAGTGTACAACACGGATAACCCGATGAGCCCTGATTTCTACAAGCCGACTGAATGGTTTGTTATGGCGAAGACGGTTAATGCCAGCCGCATGATGGACTTTGTTTCTCGACAGGTGCCTGACCTGCTGAAAGCCGCATACAACTTCCGTGGCTTGAGTCTGACGCAGATTGCAGAGCCATACGTTAACAACTGGCTGCGCACCCGCGACAGCATTAGCGACTTAATTCACTCGTTCTCTGTGCCTGTCATTGGCACAAACATGAGCACCCTCCTGCAAGGTGGGGCTGCTGATAGCCTGCTGGCAAGGCTGGAAGTATTTAACCAATGCCGCGATAACCGGGGCGCATTCGCGAAGGACAACAACCCGACGCAACCAGAAACGGTAGAGTTTGTTAACGCTCCGCTAACCGGGCTTGATGCATTGCAAGCTCAAGCTTTTGAACAGCTATGTGTGCCATCTAGTGAGCCGTTGGTTAAATATGCCGGAATCACACCTAGTGGCCTTAACGCCTCATCTGAAGGTGAGATTCGCGTCTTCTACGACTACATCCATGCGCTGCAGCAAATTCTGTTCAAGGACAATCTAAAACACGCGTTGGACGTTATTCAGCTGTCGGAGTTCGGCGACATTGACCCGGAAATCACTTTTGAGTTCGAGCCTCTCTACGAGATGAGCGCGAAGGAGAAAGCAGAGATTAGGAAAATCGACGCTGACACTGACGCGGTTTATATCACTAGCAGCGTACTAGCGGGTAATGAAGTTCGCCAGAAACTGGCTGATGACCCGGACAGTCCTTACCACTCACTGGACTTAAGCGATGATCTCGAAATCGATGAAGACTATGAAGAAGACTCCGAGGAGGGTGAAGAAATCGACGCCGCAAACGCTGAGAGCAATTCATCCTAACGCCGGAGTTGAGGCCTGGTATCGCAGACAGCTTGATAATCAGGTTAGGGAGATGCAGAAGTCCGTTGTGTACTGGCTAACCGCAAACTACAAGGCGAGCGGTGCGGCGGTGGCAATGGACGCATCTCCAGCCGTGTTTATGCGCGATGCGATGCGAAAGCTAGCTAAACGCTGGGAGAAGAGTTTCGACGATATTGCCCAGAAGCTGGCTGACAGATTCGCTACCGACGCAATGAAAAACACTGATGTGTCTCTTGGTAGTGCTCTGAAAGATGCTGGCTTTACCGTCGAGTTCAAAATGACCTCGCAGATGAATAACGCTCTCCAGGCGACCATATCCGAAAATGTCGGGCTGATCCGCTCCATCCCGGAGAAGTACTTCGCCGAGGTTGAGGGAATGGTGATGCGCTCGGTGGCGCGCGGTCGCGATCTTGGCTATCTGACCGAAGAACTGCAAAAGCGATACGGAATAACTAAACGCCGCGCAGCAACCATAGCCAGAGACCAGAACAACAAAGCTACCGCAACCATGCAATCAGCAAGGCAGCAGGCGCTGGGGATTACAGAAGGAATCTGGTATCACTCGCATGCAGGGAAAACTCAGCGCGCTTCACATGTGAAAGTTGATGGGAAACGTTTTGAGTTATCCAAAGGAATGTATCTTGATGGTGAGTGGCAGCTTCCTGGTGAAGCCATTAACTGCCGGTGCACATGGAGTGCTATAATTCCTGGATTGGATTCGAAAAAATCGAGGCCATTATGAGTAATAGAAGGCATGGCGCAAGAAAACTTAAGCAAATGAAAAATGATGAAGTTATTTTCTCTGCGGTAAATAAAATGGTTCAAGATCTTCTTGATCGCGAATCGGTGAAAAAGACTAGCCACATAGAATAGCCTATTAGGCGAGGTTATTATGAGTGATAACTACTACCACGGCATGCCATGGGTTCCTGTTGAGAAGCGTATGCCTGAGCCAATGTACCCAGAAAAGTACTTAACACTTCTGCTCTGTTTAAACAGCAGGACATTTGTATGCGGTGGTATTCAGGATGGTAAATTCTGGCTTGATGGGCGGGAGTTAGACAACGTTACTCATTGGCAATACATCCCGCTACCACCGGAAAGGGGTGGGATGGTAGAGTAAAATCCCAACTACAAAATGAAGGTCGCTTAGGCGGCCTTTTTTATTGCCTAAAAGTCGGAGGTTGAATTGTGTAAAGCGCCAACACCATGTCCGCACTCATACGAAGAAATGTTAAGGGTGAGACCATCTCCGCCACCACAACCACCCAAAGCGCAATGTCAATGTTATGGCTGCCGAAGAGATCGATTCAGCGGCTGTGGATATCAGCCATGCAATAGGGTTAATGGCCCCGGATCACCTCCACCAAAGAAACCATAGAGATTAAATATGACGATCGAACGGTTAGCGTTTGACCGCGCATCCGTGCGCACAATCGACGGTAACGGGCGACTTCAGATAGCAAAAACCAACATCAGCAAGGCCAATGTCTGCCCGTACTACGGGAAAGAGATTCCCAACTATGAAAAGTTGGGGCTGGAGCCGGACAAGATTTACCAGTTGTACCGACACCCTGATGAGCTGAAGAAAGCCGCACCAACATTTAACAATATCCCCGTACTAAACCGACACGTTCCTGACTTTCCATCTGATCCGCCTCGCGAATTTCGCGTAGGTGCGACTCACTCTAACTGTGAGTTTGATGGGACGTACCTGACTGTTGGCATGACCATCTATGACGACTCAGCGATGGCCGGAATAGAAACGGGAGATCAAAGAGAATTGTCTGCATCGTATCAGTACGTCGCAGATATGACCCCCGGAGAAGCGCCTGATGGTGTGCCTTATGACGGCATCATGCGCGACATCGTGGGGAATCATGAAGCGTTGGTCGAAGAAGGCCGCGCAGGTAGCGACGTACTGGTCGCTGATTCACTACCTACAGGAATTAAAATAATGTCAGAACTTACCAAAAAGGTAATGGCAGCCATCGCGCCACTACTGGCGAAGGATGCTAAGCCAGAAGAAATAGAAGCGGCAGTCGAAAAGGTGGCTAAAGACGAAGAAACCCGCGCCGAGCGTGATAACGAGTCTGAGGCTGAGCGACTAAAGCGAGAAGAAGAAGAATTAAAAGAGCGTGAAGAACGTGAGAGTAAAGACCGTGATCGCGACCGCGCTGAAGATGAAGACGAAGACGAGGATAAGAAAAAAACCGCAGATGACGAAGATGGCGAGAAAGTCTCCAAGACGGCAATGGACTCAGCCATTCGACTGGCAGTAGATGGCGCAACCAAAGAAGCCGCTAAAAACTCACGCCGTGTCCGCGAAGCTGAAAAGATTGTTCGACCCCTGATTGGCGATGTAGTGGCGATGGACTCCGCAGATGATGTTTACCGAACCGCTCTTGAGCAGTCTGGTGTTGATATCAAAGATGTACATCCTTCTGCGTACCCAGCTCTGGTTCAAATGGCTATTAGCCAGAAACAAAACTCACGTCCTGCCATTGCACAGGATTCCGCTTCCATCAGCGATTTCGAGAAGGCTTTCCCTACCGCTGGCAAACTGAAACGAGGTTTCTAACATGGCAGGTTTTCAGAGTGTAATTAATCAGTACCCAGCACCAGGTGTTGAAGGCAGCTTCGCAAGCACCAACCCTCACGCTACCTATCTGGCTGGCGAGGGTGCATTGGTCGCTGGTGATGACGGTTTAACCGTTGGCCGCTTCGCATGGGATGTTAGTGGTGTTGCATCGAATGCTGGCACCGGAGTGCCGTCTGGCTTCGTTCATCGTGATGGGCAGGCATCAATCACTGTGTGGCTCGCTGAAGCTTCAATGTTAATTCAGCCAGGCCGTGAAGTGACACTAATGACCGCTGGGGACTTCTGGGCAAAAACTTCCACCGTAGCAACTCGCGGACAAAAGATATTTGCATCTCTCACCACTGGTGAGATTCAGACCGGGGCTGCTGGTGCCACTGTTGCTGGCTATGTAGAAACCAATTTCTTTGTTGGCAGCACCGCAGCAGCGGGTGAGCGTGTCAAAATCACCACTTGGAGCAAGTAATGAACGACTTTCAAAAGCACTATTCCGCCGCGAGCGGTAAGTACGGCATTGTGCTGCGTGGTGTTGAAAATGCGCAGTATTTAAAGCCTGAGTTCGCTGATAACTACCAGATGGCGATGGACGCCCAGCCAAACTTGGTGACATCTCCTAACTCTGGTATTCCGGCGTATTTCACCAATTACGTTGACCCTGAACTGATTCGCGTTCTGGTCACACCGATGAAGGCAGCAGAAATCATCGGTGAAGTTAAGAAAGGTGATTGGACTACCATTACCTCGCAATTCCCAATTGTGGAATCAGCAGGTGAAACCAGCTCATATGGCGACTTCAATAACAACGGCATGACGACCGCTAACGTTAACTGGGTGCCTCGTCAGTCTTACCACTACCAGACCCACACCCGCTGGGGTGAACGTGAGTTGGATATGTATGGTGCGGGTCGTATCGGTTACGCCGCCGAACTTAACGTGGCTTCTGCGCTGACGCTGAATAAGTTCCAGAATAAATCATACTTCTTCGGTATTGATGGGCTGGAAAATTACGGCCTACTTAATGACCCTAGTTTAAGCGCTTCGGTAACTCCAGGGGCTACAGGAACTGGTGGAAGCGTGAAATGGGCTGATAAAGATGGTCAGGCTGTTTACGACGATATTGCAGGTCGCTTGTACGCACGTCTGATTGCGCAGACTAAAGGATTAATTGAGCGAACTGATTCGATGACCTTGGCAATGTCTCCAGAAATGGAAGTTAACCTGACCAAGACCAACATGTACAACGTGAACGTTTCGGATCAGTTGAAGAAAAACTTCCCTAACTTGCGAGTTGAGACTGCTGTTGAGTATGCAACTACTGCGGGCGAACTTGTGCAGTTAATTGCCGACCGCCTGGGTGACCAGGATACAGCTTACGCAGCCTTTACAGAGAAAATGCGCGCACACGCTGTAGTGGTTGAAGAGTCAAGCTGGAAGCAGAAAAAATCAGGCGGTACATGGGGTGCAATCATTCGTCAACCGCTGGGCGTATCCAGCATGATCGGGGTTTAATAAATGTCTGAAGTATTAACGGTTGGTTGCAAGCTTCCTAACGGCTTGGTTCTTGAGCAGGATGGCTATCAAGTGGAGCTTAACGGCTCCAATTCCTCTCTAGTTTTTGGTGGTTATGGTCTTACAGAGGGCATTGATAAAGACGCCTTTGATAAGTGGTTATCCGTACATAAAGACCAGCCATATGTGAAAAATGACCTGGTATTTGCTCAGGCTAAAACTAACAGTGCCCAAGCAAAAGCGTCTGAAAACGCAAAAGTAAAATCAGGCCTTGAGGGTTTGCCGCAAGACAAACCAATGCCAGGAATAGAAAAAGCGGACGGTAAGTAATCATGGCGATCGTTGTTTTTGACATTAACGCATTCCGAGAGCGTTACCCGGAGTTCAATACCGTAAGTGACTCGCTGCTGAATGCGTATTTTGTTGAAGCAACGATCTACCTCGATAACACCGATAGAAGTGTGGTTTGTGATGTAACTATTCGGGCTGTCTACCTCAATATGCTTGTGGCTCATATAGCCGCTATTAACTCAGGCGTTAATGGCGAGGGGCCCACTGGGTTAGTTGGGCGCGTAGCGAGCGCATCAGAGGGTTCTGTTTCTGTCTCTACTGGTGAGGTTCCGGTAACGGGATCTTCATGGTGGTATTTTCAAACCCCGTACGGGGCTGCTTACTGGCAGGCAACAGCACCATATCGAACGATTCGCTACGTGCCCGGCGCTTCACCATCAATGTATCCAGGGCATTACTTTCGTAGACCAGTTACGAGGAGATAGTCATGGGTAAGGTAATGGATTTTCTAAACTCAGTAAGCGATGAACTTACCTCAAAACAAGTAAAGGTTGGGTTCTTAGTGGGGGCTACATATCCAGATGGCACGTCAGTACCGATGGTTGCCGCATCCAACGAATTCGGAAACCCTGCAAGCGGAAGTCCTCCAAGACCATTCTTTCGCAACGCTATCTCAGAAAACTCAGGGAAGTGGGCTGAAAATGCTGAATCTTTAATGAAAAACCATGATGGTAATACCGACCTGGTACTTAATCTGATGGGTGAAATCATTAAAGATGATGTGATGAGGTCGATAGGGACTATTGTTTCTCCGGCGATAAGCCCCGTAACGGTTCTTTTGAGAGACAGATTCCCAATGAGAGACGGAATGACTTTCGGGGACGTTCTTGCTGCTAGAAACGATGTTCAAAGCGGCATCACTGGAAGCGCATCAAACAAGCCACTCATTTGGACTGGGCACATGCAAAGCTCTGTAGATTACGAGGTGGGAGAAATTGAACCTTCATCGGATAGTTAAGCCTGCCATTAATCGCGTAAATCCATTTATTTCTGCACTTGTTCGCCGGTCTGATGGTTTCACTAATGGTGAGGGCCGGAAACAGGTCCCCAAGTATTTCCCTGACGCGCCGGTCACTATTCAGTTGCAGCCTCTATCCGCTGGCGACTTGAAGCATGTGGACGGGCTAAACATATCCGGCCTGCTCAAATCTATTCATGTTGATGGGAATTTTTACGGCGTGAACCGTGAAAAAGTGCTCGGCGGTGACATTTTTATTATTGGCAGTGAAGAATGGCTAGTTATTGAACCACTTGAGCTGTGGCCAGACTGGTGTCGATTGCTTATCCAGTTGCAGGTGACGCCATGAATGATATGACCATTGATAACGTGATTGATGTGCTGGCTGACTTTGCAGAGCCATTCATCGGTAAGTGTGAGCAAGCACAGGCTAACCGGGTTCCGATGGATAAGGGCCAGTTTTGCATTCTTACTCCTTTACGGTTCAAGCGTCACTCAACAAATCGAGAAATCAAGAAAGATACCGGTTCACCAACAACAAGCGCCATTGGCTTTACTGAGGTTAGGCAGGCTGATATTCAGGTTGATATCTACGGCGATAACGCTGGGGATAGGGCTATCGCTCTGGAGACCTTATTTCGCACTGGCTATGCATATGACCTCATTAAATCCATTGATGAGCGAGTGGCACCTCTTTACAGCTCTGAGGCTATTCAGGCTCCAATGATTAACGGCGAAAACCAGTGGCAAGAACGGTACATAGTGACCGTCTCACTACAGGTTCACATCACTATCGACGTTCCGCAGGACTACTTTGACAAAGTTCACTTCACTATCGAACAGGCTGATAAGGCGACTTCATGAGCAAAATTCCATTATCGCGTGACTTTAAGATCACGCCATCCACTGTAAATGCAGCCGGTACCGCGCTGGATGTTTACGGTCTTCTTTTATCTGATAACGAGTTGCTGCCTGTTGGTAAAGTATCAGAGTTTACCAGCGCGGCAGATGTCGGGGCTGCCCTCGGTACAACCAGTAAAGAATATCTGGCGGCCTCTCTATATATGTCCGGGTATGAAAATTCCACAGTTCGACCTGGCGCTGTTTTATTTGGGCGCTTAGTACGGGAAGACCCTGTAGCTGGTTGGCTTCTATCTGGTAGCTTCAAAGGCGTTAAAATAGCTGCGCTACAGGGAATTACTGGAACTATTACGTTAATGCTCGACGGGGCATCGAAAACCAGCACATCCATTAATCTGGCAACCGCAACAAGCTTCACTGATGCCGCGGCAGCAATCGGCACAGCATTTGGTAGCGGGGTAGAAGTTGACTGGCTGCCGGTGCAGAGTCGTTTCATTATCCGATCAGCCACTACTGGAGCTAACAGCGAAGTTTCACAAGCCGTTCCTGGTGCTGCATCAACCGCATTGAAGTTGACCGCAGATACAGCTGCAACAGTTTCACCCGGCGCAGCTGTAACAAGCGTCACAAACACAATGGCAACGATCGTAAATCAGAACCAGGATTGGGTAATGACCGCCAGTCTGGTTGATCTCACTGATGAAGAAAAAGAAGAGTTATGTGCATGGGTCAGCGCGTCAACTAACCGATATGCTTACTCGATGTATGATGTATCGGAAGATGCGACGGTTGCCAATAATGAATCTTGCTTCGTTCAAAGCGTAGTAATTCCTAATGGATATGAGAATGTGTTCGCGGTTTATGGTTCATATCTCTACGCAGTGCTGGCGCTGGCTTACTCTGCATCACTTAATTTTAACCGAACCAATGGCCGAGTATCTTACAAATTCAGAGCATTTGCAGGCATCGCACCCAACGTAACTGATAACGCCACAGCCGCCGCGCTAGAGTCGAATGGATATAACTTCTATGGTGCATACGGTCAGAATAAGACTCTAGCTAACTATGTGTCAGATGGTGCGATCACAGGGAAATTTCTGTGGCTTGATAGCTTCATTAGCCAAGTATGGATTAACGCTAACCTGGTTGCTGCATTCGCTAGCCTGTTCACTAATAACTCGTCATATGCGTTCAATGCCGGTGGTTATGCGTCTATATCTGCTGCTGTGATTGATGTGGCTACCAATGCGATTAACTTCGGCGCTATTCGTGCTGGCGTTACGTTGGATCAGGCGCAAATCAACATCGTTAATGATGCTGTGGGAACTGACATTTCCAATGTGCTGTATACGCAGGGCTGGTTCTTCTTCGTCCCTCAGCAAACAGGTGCATCACGCACCGAGCGCAGCCTTGACGGTGCAATCTTCTATTACGTCGACGGGCAGTTGATTCAAAGCATCGACATGACCTCAACAAATATCCTGTAAGGACTGAAAATGCCTATCGATATTACAAGTGCCAACTCGAAGCTGCGTATCATCGTGCCATCGTTTTACCCTGGTGGGTTTGATGTTGATGATTACGCGGCTGAAGATATGTTTGATACCGGAGCATTGCAGAACGCTGAAGACATGATGTCAGCGGATGGTAAATACCACGCTGGTTTCATCTTTAACCCCACCGAACTAACTATTACCCTAATGGCAACGTCTAACGCCGCACAGCTCATTGGGGACTGGTACGCAGCCGAGCGAACCGCGGTAGCGAAGTTTGCTTGTAATGCAGTGCTTACCATTCCAGCGCTTAACATCAAGTATAACTTTGTGAAAGGCGTGCTTTATACGTGGACGCCAGCACCTCCGGGCAAACGAGTATTACAACCACGGCCCGCGATATTCCACTTTGAATCCTGCACACCGAGCGCCGCATAATGTCCAGAAAACAAATCACGTATACCGTGGAAGATGAAGGCCGCGATAAGGGAAAAGAGTTCATTATCACTGAAATGTCAGCGTGGGATGCCGAAGAGCTTTCGGAAGAGATTTACCGTGCTATGGGCCATGGCGAATTCAACTCACTACCGGCTGATGTGGTATCGATGGGGGTTGCTGGTTTGGCTACGGTTGGGGTTTCTGTTCTTGCCGCTGCCCCGGCATCTGTATCACGGCCAATTTCTGACAGGATCCTATCGACCGTAGAGATTGTGATAACCAATGAAGGTAAAGATATCACTCGCTCTATCAAGCCTATCGATTTCGAAGAAATATCAACCATTCGGACACTGAAGGATAAGGTTTTTGAACTGAACTTTGGTTTTTTATCACTCGCCGCCAAGTAAAGTTTCCTTACCTCGAAACCCCAAATCCACCGCGAAAACTCACTTCAACGGTAAACATACCTAAGAACATATACGCCGTTATATGCTCAGGAAAGGCCACGTATGCAGAATTGCAGAACGACCTATCTGTGAGGGATATGTTTAATCTGCTGGAAGTTATCGCGGTGGAAGCACACAACAGCGTTGCCTGGCGGCAGCATATGGAGAAACCAAGGTGATTATAGAAGAACTGGCATACAAAGTTACTGTAAGAACTGAGGAATTTCTCTCTGGAAAGAAAAAGGTTGAAGAGGGTGCAAAATCCCTTGGCAAGAATGTGTCCGATGCAATGGGTGATGCTGAAACCAGCACCAAGGGCATTGGCGCGGAAGTCAAGAAAGTCGGTGACCAAGTGCGCCGTACTGCCGATGATACCAAGCGCCCATTTGGTTTTATCAGTGGCGGATTCTTTGGTGCTGCCAAGGGTGCCAAAGAGTTTGGCAAGGAAGGTAAGGAAGCATTGGGTAGTGTTGTCACCGGAACTGCCAAGTTCCTAGGTTTGGCCCTGTCCATTGAAGGTACTCGTCGGCTGTTTACTTCGGCAACTAATAGTCTCGTTGATTTAGGCAATGCGTCAAAGTTCCTAGACCTAGATCCTAAAGAGGTTGATGGTTGGAAGAAAGGTGCGGAATCGGTAGGTAGTTCTGCTGAGGCGATAACTAGTGCATTAGTGAAGTTAAAAAACACCAAAAACTGGTCAGTATCGGGCATGGGAGCACCGGACGATTCTACCCAAGCAATATTACAACTAGGCTCACAAGTTGGGGTGGATATCATTGGGGCCAAAGACCCAGGTGAAATGTTTAAAAAGGTTGAAGAGGCATTGCGTAAACTTCCCAAAGAGCAAGCGGCGACCTATATTCAGCGTCTTGGATATGACACATCATTGCTACCATCAATCCTTGATGGCTCTCTTGACCAAAAACAGGGTAAGTTTCAAGGTACTTCAAACAATACTGAACAGATGATTAAGCAGGCTCTGGAAGTAAAAGAGGTTATGGTGAAGCTAGACCAGACCACTGAGAGCTTGGGCAATAATCTGGTTAAGGTTTTTGGCCCCGATGCTGTGGCACTTATGGAAACCTTTAATCAATGGGTTACCGCAAACGGAGGTAATGTTATTGATTTCTTCAAAGATGCCGATAAGTGGGTTCGGCAATTTTCCGCAGCATTGGCTGGCAATAAAAATTCCATTCATCAGTGGGCGCAGGTATCAGACAACTTTAACCTAATATCTGGGTTTGATAAGCCAGTCGTTGATTTAGGCGGATATCTGGATAAAAAATTAAAGGGTAACTCTGCGTGGCAATGGTGGAAAGAAGTCAAGGATAAGAATATCGGGGATTTATTTTCAGGTGATAAACCAGAAGATAATAAAGATGTTGATATGGAGAAATTGCTGGATGCCGTCATGAAGACGGAAAGTGGCGGAAGACCTAACGCTGTACATCCGGTATCTGGTGCTACTGGTGCTTACCAATTTATGACTCCAGCAGCCAAAGACATGGGTTTGCGCGTGGACTCGGTTGTAGATGAACGATTAGATCCAGCGAAGTCTAGAGAAGCTGCTAGAAAGTATTTAAACCTTCTTCTCAATCGTTATGGTGGGAATAAAAAACTAGCTCTGATGGCATATAATGGCGGAATGGGTAGAATTGATAACCACCTTGCAGGTAAAGGTGAGCCGCTTAAGCCGGAAACAATAGAATACCCAGGTAAAGTTCTCGGCTATTATGAGCAAATGAGTCAATATGCATCAATGTCAGGGATGCCTTCTCAATCGCAGAGCGTAGACAACAGCCGGTCACAGGCAACCCATATAAATAATGTAAATGTTAATTCTAATCCACAATCTGTTGATGCAATACAGAAGTCAATTGAGGATCAGCTCCGTCGCAGTAGTATGACGGGGGCGTTTATTTCTGGGAATGGGTGATTGGTTAGTTTTTTGTTAGCCCGCCATTATTGTAAATGTAATATCCAGCCTGGATAGAGGCTAATATTAGACCGACACGAAGCTCTGAGCTCTTCAGGCTTTGCCCATCAAGATTAATAGAATCTTCCTTGGCATCGGCAAGTATGCCTCTTTCAATATCTTTGTATTGCATGCCGTCATGGGCTGATTTGTAGCCACTCTGACAGCCCTCAGAAATGAGGTCGATGAGGTCAAGCCTTTTTGATTCTCTCAATTTAACATCTTTTTCGTATGACTCAACTAGTGCGGAAGCTGACTTATTGCAATCAACCAATACATCGTGATTGGTTAGGCTCTTTGCTGCTAAAGATGAAGATGTAATAGATGCAATAAAAAGGAGTGTTATTAGTTTTAATTTGTTTTTCATATCAATGTCCTTATGTTTTTGATGATTTTACCCATTATTTAATGCAATAACACGCAATATGGCCCATTTTAAGCTCTTAAAATGGCATCACTGGCTTGATCAGGCAGTTACATCCAACCAGTTGTCCTGCGTGGATGCGTGTGAAAACTCCCACTTTTACACCTGATTTGATTGTGAATTTCTTACCATTAAAACTTGCATGGCTAGGGTGTTGGCAAAGATAGTCTTCGTAAATCCAGATGCCATAGACGATGCCAATTTTTATGCGTTTTTCTCTTTCAATGGCTGAGGTAGCAATCCGCCACAAAATTCTGGCAAGCTCACTAGCAGACGATTGATTAATCCCAGTCAATTCAACCAAGCTATTTTTTAATTCAAATAGATTTGCGCCATGTTTAATTACTTCACGGTAAATTCCTTTGCATCCTTTGACCTCTATAATGCTCTTTTTAATGATTTCAAAATCTTTGTCAGATGTTTTTGGTAGAAATATTTTCCCAATAATTAGGCATTCTTCCTTACTAAGGTTTGGCATGTGATCCTGTTTTAAATTGTTAAATGGTGTAAATATTCACGCACTTAGATGCACCTTTTGCTTTCTAGTTCCCTATCCAAGCCATAGTGCTGGGTTTTTTATTGGCGGTAACCATGAGCATTATAGACATAAACACCAGTGACATATTCAACGCTATTGGTGGTGGTTCTCCGTTGTCGATTATTGATAGCGTGATCCATCCATCTTACTCGATTAGAAATCACGGACAGGCTACTACAGCACTAGAATTCAGCGGTATGGCATCAATCCAGCCTAGCGCTGGGGCTAGTGTGGTTACTGCTCCTATTGAAAATGGCAAGTACCAATCTATCAATAAAGTGGTGCGTCCTGGTAGGGTTGTATGTGACGTGGTTATATCTGGACTAACTGGGTTAACTGGTTCCATACCAAATATATTCAACCTAACATTTACCAGCCAGTCAGATACTCTGACCACAATAAAAAACATGATCTCCGCAGCGGAGACGTATGATATCGACACGCCAAAGGACGTCTATGAAAGCTATGACCTTGTTGATTATAGCTACTCAGTAAATAGTAAGCGTGGGGTGTCTTTGCTTGTTGTCAGTCTGATATTTGAAGAGATTAGGCAGCAAATGGAGGTCCATCTATCAAACACTCAAGCAAAAAACACCCCCACAAAAGATGGGACCCAGAACGGCAATACTGGAGTTGGAGAGGGCGCCAATAACGGAGATTCGTCACCATCAAAAATTGACGAACTTCAAAAGTCATGGACTAACTTGAAAAAAGCAGTTGGTGATACGGTAGATGATGTAACTGGGGCAATATCAACAGGGTTCACTTCTGCTATTGATACAGTTAAGGGTCCTCTAATTGAGGCTGCCACATCAGCTGCCGATAAAACAACCAATCTGGTTAATTCTATAAAAAGCGAGATAACATGAATGTAATCACGCTGGAAAATAAAAAATCTCAATCAATATTTATAACGCTTGAAGGTCAAAGTTGCTTAATAAGGCTTATACAAAGAGATAGTTCTATATATATGGATCTCACAGTCAATGGTGACCCCATACTTCAAGGTATTCCATGCTTATATGCAAATAAGATTGTTAGATACAAATATCTTGGGTTTAGAGGTGATTTATTTTTTCTTGATAATGAAGGTCAGTCTGATCCTCAATGGAATGGGCTTGCGGATAGATTTCCTCTTTATTTCATAACGGAGGCTGAACTTGTATAGCAAAAAAGAACTACGTTATGAGTTTGCTTTATCGAATGGTTCTTTTGATAAAGAGGGGAATGACAAAATAAGCATTGATAACGTTAAATCCTCATTTCGGGTTGGTTCGTATGGAAGTTACGGCGGTGTTCAATCAGAAATAATGATATTTGGGCTTAGTTTAGATCGCTTAGCCATGTTGTCAGGTAAAGGTATTGGGGTATGGACTCCGGCACAAGATACAAGCATTAGCGTCTACGTTGGGGTAAATAAAATATTTTCAGGTGGCATTTTCGCCAGTTACGCCAACATGAATGGTCAGCCAGAAATCGCTCTAATTATGAATGCGGTTGCTGGATTAAGCCTAAAGACTTCATCATCTAGCGCATTTTCGCAGCCTGGCGCTGTCCCTGTATCCACAATGCTTGGTGCAATCTGCAATATATTTGGATTTAAATTAAACGCTCACGGCCTTGATGGAATCATTGCTCAAAGCCCTAATTTTGCCGGTAGCCCAATGGATCAAATAAGGGACATATGCCTTGCTCATGGGTTGAGATATCAGATTTTCGATAATGTTGTAACCGTATGGCCGGAGAAGTCGGCAATAGATGATGTTGTTCCATTAGTCTCTTCAGAAAGTGGATTGATTGGCTATCCTGTGTTCTCGCAAAACGGAATAACTTTCCAAACTCAATTTTCCACATTGCTATCCCAAGGAAGAGTAATTGAGCTTGTTACATCACTACCTAATGCCAGCGGAAGATATTTATTGAATGTCGTTGAGCACTTCCTCAGTTCATGGACGGAAGGCGGCAGTTGGCACACTGTGTGCCAAGCCTCAAGAATGATGCAGGAGAATAACCAATGAATAATCCTTATTCTCAATCTCAAAATCAATCCAATGACAGTGATGCATTCGCCTCATCATTCAATAAGCTACTTAACTCAAATTACTTTATCAGACTTGCTACTGTAACCGCTGTTCGTGGCACGGCACCTAATCTTGTTGTCGATGTATTGCCGCTGGTAGCAGAGGTTCGCAGCAGTGACAGAACTATCATTCAGGGTTCGCAGATCTACAACATTCCCGTTTGGCGGTTACAGCGCGGGGGTAGTGCGATAATCATGGACCCGGTAGCCGGTGATATTGGGCTTATCGCAGTGAGCGATGTGGACATCTCAGTTGCGCGTTCTGCCCGGAAAGAATCTGTTCCCGGCAGCCTCAGAACTCACTCGCAATCAGATGCTATTTACTTTGGTGGCGTTCTGAATGGACAGCCAACGCAGTTCATTGAGTTCGCTGATAGTGAGTTAAATATCACATCCCCCAACCCAGTAAATATAACCTGCTCAAAGGCGAATATAACCGCTCCTGATGGCGTGGAAATGCAGACTCCATTACTGCATGTCTCTGGGAATATCACGGCAGACGGAAACATAACAGACAACGCCGGAACACAGGCTGCGTCACTCAAAGATCTCCGAGACAAATACAACTCTCATGATCATGACGTTGTAAACGTTCAGGGAGGCTCATCAACTATCACATCTAACGCTACGGACAATCAGGTATGACATATAGAACCTTAATGCTTGATCCCGATACGTGGGATTTGATGCTTGATGGTGATGGGAATATCGCCATTACAGATGGTGGGTATGCAGTCGCACAAGATGTAGCTTCTGCCTGCCTGGTCTTTTCAGGTGAGTGTTATTACGACAACACCCTGGGAATTCCATGGAAAGAAGAGGTATTAGGCTCGCGCCCCTCTGCTGGCTATATCGCCAAAAAGATGGAAGGTGAAGCCAAGAAATTACCCATTGTTAGCCAAGCCATCGCTAACGTGTTTTTCGACAAGAACACACGTAAAACGCGGGGGGCCATTCTGGTGACTGATAGAGACGGAAACCAATCACAGGTAATTCTATGACAACTTTGAAAACAGCGGTTCCCGGCGTAACAATCACAGAGACTGGCTTGCTTGTTCCTGATATTGCTGACGTCCTATCAGGTAGGCTTACTGATTTTGATTCAGCCATGGGTGGCGGTGCCAGTCAGTCACTATCATCACCGCAGGGGCAAATATCGCAGTCAGACACAGAGATTATCGCCACAAACTATGATGCTTTGCTTTGTCTATTCAACCAGATGAATCCTGACTATGCTACCGGTCGATTTCAGGATGGTATAGGGAGAATCTATTTTCAGGAGCGCATATCAGCACAAGGGACCGTTGTCACAGCAACATGCAATGGAGCAGTAGGAACGCTAATCCCAACAGGAAGCACTGCGCAAGATGAGGCTGGATATATTTACCAGTCAATCAATGCTGCCACTATCGGGCCAACTGGCTCCGTTGATGTTCAATTCCAAAATCAAACTACCGGCCCAATACCTTGCGGATCTGGCGAGTTAAACCAAATATATGCGACCGTTTCAGGCTGGGATGCAATCACGAATGATGCTCCTGGTGTGGTGGGTATTGATGTTGAATCCCGCGTAGCATTCGAGACTCGCCGCCGCCAGTCTGTGGCAAGAAATGGTAGTAATACTGACGCGGCATTACTTTCGGTATTGCTTGAAACTGATGGGGTTCTTGACGCCTATGTCTGGTCAAACCGGACGGCCGCAGTGGTGAACAAAGGAACAACAAACTTTCCCGTCGTTGCCCACTCTATCTATATAGGAGTATACGGAGGAGAAGATGCTGATGTTGCAAATGCAATATTAAGCAGAAAAAACCCTGGCGCTAATCTAAACGGTAATACCCATTATTCCATTGAAGATAAAGAAAACTATAGCGCCCCATATCCGGTTTACGATATGCAATGGGAAAAAGTTGCCCCGGTACGCATTTATTACAAAGTAGAAATAGAAACAAATGAGAACCTACCATCTGACATTTCAGCTCAAGTTAAGACGATGGTTGAACGTGTATTTAACGGAGAATATGAAGGGATAACCAAAGCAAGAATAGGTGCCAGAATTAATTCTGGTATTTATTATGCACCTATCATTTCAATTTCACCTGACTATGTGAACATCTCATCGATATCAATATCTATTGATGGATTGGCATTTACGCAATCAGTAACGCCGGGCATAGACCAGATACCCACAATTCAACAATCTGATATTGAGGTGATACTAGTGTGAGCCAAGAAGACACAATTCTAACGCAATACTCAGCCAGTAATAGAATCCTCTCCATCATCGACACATTCAATCAGGCTGTAAGCCTGGCAGATTTCACAGATGAATTTATTTTAAAGGTCTGGGATATTACGACCTGCGAAACCTTTGGACTGGATATGTGGGGGAAGGTTGTTGGAGTCTCTCGTTACATTAGAGCTGGAATAGATAATGACTGCTTTGGATTTTCGGAGGCAGATGATGGCGGTGGATATCCTGCCCCTTTTGGCGATAGTCCATTCTATGCAGGGGTGCAAGAAACTGAAACAGTAAGATTAAGCAATGAGGCTTATCGAACTCTTATTTTGTGCAAAGCATTTTCAAATATAAGTATCGCCACAATTAAAGACATCAATAAATTTCTCACCATGCTATTTCTTGGGCGTGGCCGGTCTTATTGCGTTGATTATGGTGATATGAAAATGGGGATAATTTGCGAGTTTAAATTAGAACCCTACGAAATATCAATTTTAGAAAATTATGAAGTTCTGCCAATACCAAGCGGCGTCCTTGCAATCGTCAGGCAGGTCGTATCTCCGTACTTTGGATTTGCAGATGACGCATACCCTTTCAATGATGGAACCTTTTTTAGAGATATCTAAATGAATAGAACTGATGACCCAAAAAAACAACCCATCCCCTTTGGCGTAAATGGGCCGAGAGAAGATATCGGGCCGACCACGCCAACCGGCGATAACTCAGCATCATATAACTCAGGGTTTCCACCTATCACAATGCTCCTGAAAGCCGCTGGCGGGTTGCCGCCAAAAGGTCAGGACATGAATCAAATACTCTATGAGCTATCAAGTTTGGCGCGATGGACTAGCGCCGGGGCCCTAAACGTATTTGATTCAACATTTAGCGCATCAATTTCTGGATATCCCAAAGGGGCGGTACTGAGCAACTCAACATTCACAGGGTGCTGGCTAAATACTGTTGAAGCTAACGCAGCCAACCCAGAGAACACGGATGGGACACTTACTGGGTGGGTTCCTGCGTTCGCATATGGAACAACTGCGCTGGCTGGTTTAGCTGCTGCAAATGTCACCCTCACTGCGTTACAGGCAGCAAACGAACGCATCACATTAGCCGGGGTGCTAACTGCAAACATTAACCTTATTTTCCCAGCATGGCGCAAGAGCTGGACTATCGTTAATAACTGCACTGGTCCCTTTACTGTTACATGCAAAACACCATCGGGTACTGGAATAGGCGTTGCGACAGGCGTAACAGCCAGAGTTATTGGGGATGGCACTAATATAACCGCCAATGAATCATCATTAACTGTGGGCGCACTCCAAAAAACAGCTAATCTATCTGATTTAACCAGCGTACCAACAGCACTTACAAATCTTGGGCTCAGTGACGTGGCGCACCTGCCACAACTAACTGGTGTTATAGGCACATCGCGTAATGCGAAAATGAGTGTCACTGCTGCATCATCAACAGCAACATTCACGGCAGATGAACTGATTGTGCAAACTGCTTTGGGGGGGCTTCAGTACAAACTATCGAGCTTCAGCAAAACCATTAACCTTGCGACCACTGGTGTGGGTGGGATGGATACCGGTACTGTGCCAGCCAACGGCTTTGTTGCGTTATATGCGATTTATAACCCAACAACTCAGATATCAGCATTGCTTGCTGTGAATGCTTCATCAGTTGTTGCTCCGGAGGTATACGGCGGCAGTAATATGCCTGCGGGTTATACGGCATCAGCGCTTGTTGCAGTGCTTCCTGTGGCAACTTCACAATTTGGATTATTCGAGTTATCAGAAAGATTTGTGTCTATTATTGGAATACAAGTTCTTACTGGTAGTGGGACAGTTGGTTCTGTGTCGGCGTTATCACTTTCTGGTGTACCTTTAAACACCAAATCTATTGATTTGACGGGCTCTATCGGACTGATTGGCTCTGACTCTACGGGTATGTTTCAAGTAGCAGTAACATCAAACCTTGTGGGGAACAAAAATATATCCATTGGGGCATCAGGAACCGGAGGTGTGATAAGTGTAACGAGCTACATGAGGATTAATATAGCTGGGAACTCACGGCAAATTTATTGGAGAGTGTTTAATGGAAACATTTCCTATCTTTTAACTGTCATGGGGTATGAGTTCTGATGGATAAAATGTATGCCAAATTAAATGATGACGGGAAAATATCTATTTTGTATTTTTCTCCACAGAACGATGATACTTTGGTGGAGATCGACGCTTCATATGATATCTATAAGGATTTTTATGACACGATGCCAGAGTTCATTCGTATAAGCCTCCCCGTTCCAGTAACCAAGAAGTAAAGCAATAAAGTAATTGTCCATTCCATGGTAACAGCTTAGAATGATTTGTGGTTGTTACTAATGGAATGTAATAATGAAATCAGCGATATTAATACCAACGTATATTAATCATTTTAAATTAAATGTTGGTTTTATTAAAAGTGTTGTGGATTTTAATGAATTCAATGGAATTCCAGATATATATTTTGCAACTAGCAGCAAAAATGAAAAACATGAGTTATCTTCATTGCTTAGTAATGAGTTTCCAGAACTATCAAACAAACTAACAGTTATTGATCTAGAGTCACTTACAGATAAATTCAGTGAGTATCTAAAAAATGGAGAGTATGATGTTGATTCTACCTCATTTTATAAGGACGGGAGATACTCTCTAATTAACCTCAAGAAGATCGCTGGTGTCAGCGAGGTAATGTCACGTGGTTTTGAATATGTTGTGGTTTTAGATAGTGAAGTAATCCAATATAAAAAGTCAAATCTTCAAGTGGTTATCGATGGCTTGGCAGCAAGGAATGAATATAGATTTAGTTTTGCAGCCTATCAACATCAATTAATTACAAAAATTCAGCATGATTCAATAAGAAGTATAACTGACAGTTATAATTGTAAAGATTTCTTCTCTCGCTCTTACGGATGGTTTGATAATATATGTGTTTATAAGAAAGAGGTATTTATCAAATTCATTGAACACATGTCATCAGGGGCTTCTGAAAGTGAGGATAAGTTTTTATATATAGCAAATAAGTTTAGGGGGCTTTCTTTTGAATGGATATCATACAAGGCTTTCTCGTTATTCTTCTTAAAAGAAGAAGTGGCAAAAATTAATCTAGATGACATAGTGTTATTCGCTACAGGAAAGAACCCTTGGCCCACGCCGCAAACCGAAAATATTTATCAGTACATTACTGGTGATGAAGAGATTGATGCAAAACTAATATCATTAATCAATCCACCTTGGGTTCCATACACAGAAAACACTTACACCATAGGGTTGCTAAATAAGTATCTCCCTGACAGTTGCTGCCTAATGTTTCACCTGGATAGAAAGCACCCTGGTGCTGAGGAAGAAAAAGAGGAAGTTGCCATTGAAGAAGTCATCGCTATTGAAGAGGTAATTGCGCCTGTTCAGTTGGGAACCATTGGCAGGATTAAGCGCGTGATAAAGCGAGTCTTGTTGGGGTGA